CCCAACGAAGGGGATCGTTTGCGCTTGATTTGCTTGACAGGCATAAAATTGAGGTCGGTGGGGGGAGGGGGTATACAGGTAACACCCACCCCCCTCTTGGGGGTCCTAGTCCCCCCGTGGTCTATTTCCCTCCCCCGAATGCTCCGAGGAGCGATCCCGATATCGATAACTCTTTGCCCCCTTTGCCAGTGTGCTCGAGTTGTGCGCGGGCGACGTAGCCTCGGGTTCTCTCCAGTAGCCACGCGGACCCTTGCCATCCGGGACCGGCGGTTCTCACTACGCAGGACATGTCCAGTTCCCCCTCTAAGCGGGCGCGTTCCAGTTCCGCGGCGAAGTCGGGGTTGGCTTTGAGGTACGCATGCCACGGGCCTGCATTCCCGGACGGGAATCCGCATAGAATCGCCACCCTTTCCAACGGGATCCCAATCTCAGCCGCCCGAAGGGCCTTTTTTCTGTCTTCTATCGGAACGACTTTCCGGGGTCTCCCTACCTTCGCCTTCGGCTTCTCAATCTCCACCCTTTCCACCCGGAGCTCTTCCTTTTCCTTCCCCTTTCCCATGCCCGTCACTTTGCCGGGCAAAGTATGCCCCTTGAAATTGTTTGCTTTTTCCTGTTGACTCCTGTTGCATCCTGTTGCATCTTGTCGTCGTCATGAGCGAAAACCAGTCCATCACCCCCAAGGAAACCCAGCGCATCCTCGTTGCAATCGGCCTGTCCGTCGCGACGAAAACCTGTCCAACCGTCGAAGTCTGCGACGTCGAAGCCGCTTGTCGGTGGATCCGATCCCGTTTCGACGACGTCGATTGGGATTGTGACGACAACGAAGCCACCGTTTTCGGCGACGACCGCCGCATTCCCGTCTGCGACGACGACGAGGGCAACGAAGCCCACTTCACCGTCCGTTTGGTTCAAACCGTCACCGCCTAAACCCAACCCTTCAAATCCCATGCAAACCCTCAAAAACCTACTCATCGCGCTGGCCTTCCTCATCGGCTCCGCGCTTGTCATCGGCGCCCTCGCTTACTGCTTCGTGGAGCTTTTCATCGGAGGTGCCAATTGAAATACCGCCTCGGCTTCTCAATCGTCGCTTCCTTTAGTGGAGAGCATCCGGACCTGTGCGAGTGGCATCCCTGCGAGACTACCCTCCCGGATGTCCTGCGAGAATGGCCCGGGCTCCCGGTAGAACCGTCCGAACCCTTTGACTCTAAGTACCAGTACCTTGCCAAAGAGGGATCTATCCCTCGGGCCATCCTCGATCGACTGGACGATGTACGCGGGGAAACCCGCTTTCAAATCTGCCGCAAGCTGAAGGAAAGGTTCGGGCGCGAGGCATTTTGGGCATGCATCTCGGATGTCCAGATGTCCGGGATCTTCGACCGGGAGACCGCGTTTAAGTTCCTCGATTCGATCGGTGCGAGCTTTGAGACAACGCAGACCATGGGAACTCTCGGCGGGCCACTCGGCGGTTGGTGTCCAGACTTCGCGTTCAACGTGGAATCCCAAGTCCTCATCTCATCTATCCGAGTAACTCCGGCGCTGTGCACGGTGTCCGAGTCTGGAGAACTTGAGCCGGTTCGGCCTCCGTCCGAGTGGCAGTGGGAGCGGTTCGCGGACCTTTTCGATAGGTTCGACTGCTTCGACCTTGCGAGGCAGGGCCGTGCGATTGATGCGCACTGATCCTCCGTCCGGTGTCATGGGGGCGACTCCGTGGCATCTGGCGGGCGATTACCGCCCGGATTCAAAATACTATGACCACACAAGAAACCATCACAAAAGCGGGGCTTTGCAACCTACTCCGTAAATTCATCTCGCAACGCTCTGGCCTAGACTGTCGCAATTATGGGAACGATGCGGCGGGAATGCGAGCGTTCCGCGCGGACCGGAACCAGATCCTGCAGCATGGCCGGGATGCGCGGGCGCTGCTTTCGTTCGGCCAAAACTGGTCATCGATCCCGGTGGACTATCTGCTTTCTGAATTGTCGGAAGGCAAGCGGCTTTCGTTCGATCCTGCGCGCAACGCTATCGACTACTGCGCGGGGCAATATTTCCCGACTGAATACCGTGCGGCTGTTTGTCGTGCGCTTTCGTCTGCGCTTTGGCGTTATCACGTCAATCTTGGCACGTCCGACGTGCGCGCTTGGGCGGTCGAAACCTTTGGCCGTGGGATCGCTTCGCGTTGGTTCTGAGCCTGTCCGATTCACGAACAACAAAAACGACCTATGCAAACACGATACACTCTTCACGATACGTTCAACGATTACCTTATCTCTCGCCACCGGACCCTCGAAGCTGCGGTGAAAGCCGATCTTTCCCACGCTCGGGCGGTGCGGCGGCGCAACGGTCCGACGTCATTCATCCCGACGGAGATCCGGTGCGACGGGAAGCGACTGAACGACGATCAGATGGAATCCGCGCAGGGGATCAGCCTGTGGATCCAGACTGGGGGTATCCGATGACCGACCTTTTCCGCGCCGCCGGCTGGCTGCTCCTTGGTGCCCTTTGCGTTGCGGCCATGTTCGTCATCGCCCTTGCCGACCTAGCCTAGCCTTCCCGTTTCCATCGCGCCCCGTAGGTTCACGCCTGCGGGGCTTTTTGTTTCCTAGCGGGCCATGGATCCCCTTCCCGTTCGCCCCCCGCCCGCTTCCCCCTTCGCCCTTCGCCCTTCGCCCCCCGCGTCCAGGTCGCGCCCCCATCGGACGCGCCATGTCCGACCAGGTCAGACCCAGGATGTCCCACCCCTCGCCCTCGCCGTCGCCGTCGCCCCCCGCCCATACCCCATACGGAATTCGGAATTCGGGAATTAGAAATGCTAATGCCCTGGCACCGGATGATGGAGCGGGATCGAGTGGGCCAAAGATGGTGCGGTATCGAGTGGAATCCCCTGCCCACATTTTCCCACTTGACACGGGATGATGGAGCGGTATGGTGGGTTTTATGAATCCCCGGATCCTTGTGGCCTGCGAGTACAGCGGACGTGTGCGCGACGAGTTCGCTGCGCGTGGCTGGGATGCGTGGAGCTGCGACTTCGAGGAGTCGGACACAGTGGGCCAGCACTACCGTGGTGATGTGCGGGATCTGCTGACCCAGCGGTGGGACATGATGATCGCGTTCCCGCCATGCACCTACCTCTGTTCGAGCGGGATGCACTGGACGACCCGTGGCCTCCGCGACCCCAAGCTGACCGATGAGGCGCTGGCCTTCGTCCATCTGTTACTCAATAGCGGAATCCCCCGTATAGCGATAGAGAACCCTGTTGGCGCTATCAACACACGTATATGCAAACCATCCCAGATGATACAGCCGTGGCAGTTCGGTGATGACGCGAGCAAGCGCACCTGTCTGTGGCTCAAGAATCTTCCGCTCCTCGTCCCGACCAACGTCCTCCCGCTGCCGGCGTCCGGTAGGTGGGCCAATCAGACCCCCAGCGGGCAGAACAAGCTCGGTCCCAGTCCGACCCGTTGGAAGGAGCGATCCAAGACCTATCCCGGCATCGCCCGCGCCATGGCCGAGCAATGGGGTTCCGCTGCCCACACCCCATCCGCCCCCTCCGACGCCTCCTAGGGCCATCCCAGCGCTTGCGCTGGGCATCCACACCCCGCTTCCAGATCCCCCACTTCCACCCATCCACCCGGAGGGTCCTGAAAAACCGCCGCCGAGCGCGGGGCGTCTTGAAACGCCCCCGCAGCGTCTCGGCGTTGCGGTTTTTAACTCCCTAGAAGAGGGAGTGACAAGACTCCCTCTAGGGAGGTAGAGGGATCTATGCTAACTTTCTGGGGTGCGCTGCAAAATCAACATTCGTTTATCTTGACCGTGAATCGTGCAAGACGCATTCTGTTCCTGCTATGAGTTATCTGGAAAATGGTTCCACGCTTCGGTCGATGTTCCGGCTGATGCCCCCGCAACGCCACGATGCCGACCCGGATCGATCCGAGGTTCTGGCCTACATAAAGGACAACCTGAGGTGTGAGCTTGGCCGGGCGATCCGTGCGTTCAATTCGATGCGGAACAAGAAGTCGCAGGTCCTTGTGTATGACATGGTCCATCGGCAGTGGCGTGGGTGTGACTGGGTGCCGATGGAGGATGAGGACAAGGTGTCGCTGCTCCTGAAGACCATCAACGATCTGAAGCGTGATGTCGCGTATCTGAAGACCTCGGTGAAGAAGCACGAGCGCCTGCTTGGCCAACTGGAGCGGAAGCGGTCGCGCAAACGCGATAGGGAGGAGGAGGATGAGACTGTGGAGCCGGCCTCCGATCCCCAACAGCAAGAAGCCGCTCCCCCCGAGAAGGAGGAAGCGGCTGATGGAGAGGATTGGTTCAAGGCTATGCGCGATGCCCTCGACGATAGGCCGGAGGCTTCGGCTCCTTCAGTTGAGCCCCCGTCATCACCATCGGGTTCCACTGGTCCCACACGATTCCGTTGGGAGAGTGCTGAAGGTTTAGTGCCGATGCCGTGAGCCTTGATCCCCGCTTGCAAAAGGCCAGTTGGAAGCGTCGAGGCTTTGATTGGCCTACTTCTGCCAGTACCGCGATCTCCCGCGCCCAGTTGGCGAGCTCGCTGGATCCGAATCCGGCGTGTGCGAGTTCCATGGTGGTGAGGGGCTCGCCGTCCTTGCGCTGGGCCTTGGAGATGTGGTGCATCCAGATCCAAGCGACCTTGGTCTGGTGGAGGATGGGCTGGAGCTTGTTGCGGAGGAACACGCTGACCTCGCCTTGGTCCGACAAATCTCCCCCGAAGTAGGAGAAGAGCGGGTCGCCGATGATGAGGTCGAGCTTGGATCGGGTGATGAAGCGTGTAGCGTAGGACAGGAATGCGTCCCCGGTGCGGACGGATTCGGTGCGGAAGTGGAGGTTTTCCTGGAGGGTGCGGATGTCATCGGTGGGCATTTTGAGCCCTTTGATGACGCCCTTGAAGGCTTCGGCCAGGTCGCCCTTGTCGTTCTCGGCTTGGACGATCCCGATGCGGAGCGGGCGGACGGGGGCGATGCCGAAGAAGTCTTTGCCGAGTGCCCAGCGGATGACGATCTGCATCATCAGTGATGACTTCCCGATGCCGGTGCCCCCGGAGATGATCATGGATGAGCCCCGGGTGAGCCACCGTTTACCGATGAGGTTGTCGGGATCGTTGTCCTCATCGAAGTGGAGCAGGTCTTTGACGGTGACGATGGTGGCCTTGTCGTCGGCGGTCTCGCGGTCGCTGAGCCAATCGGCCCATGACTCTGGACCGATCTGAGTGGCGATCAGGCGTTGGGGACAGCCGTTGCGGAAT